GATTCCAAGATAGGTCATTCCTACTGGGGTGAATGGATGGATGAGTGTAAAGGAAGGAAAGTTTATCTTCTCAGAGATCCGAAAAAATATCAGGAAGCATGGGTTTTCAGTGTTGAAGATAATGAAGCTTTCCTGGGTATGGCCTATATCGGTGAATTTAACGCTCCTGCTATCACGAAGACGGACGCGGATAAGGTAAAGCTTGAGGGAGTTATTGCTAAAAAGAAAAGGTCTTTAAAGCTGGAAAAAGCCTATTTCGAATCCAGGGAAGAAATCTCCAATCAGGAGAAGGTTGCCTTAATGGAGAGGTATACGGCTCTGGTAAATGAAGAGCGCGGTTATACTCCCTCTACTGATAAACCGAAAGTTGTAGAGATGGTTTCTACTCCCCTGGATAACGTAACAAGAAAAATCGAGCTTGAAGCAGAGAGAATAAGGGAAAACAACAGTAAGATAATTCCTATTAAGGAGCCGAAAAAAGAAAAACCATTCCCCTTCTGGTGCGATAGGCTCATTACTGAGGAATGGGAAGAAAAAATGAGAACAATGGGGGCTTAAGCGACCCGAAAGAGGAGGTGCTATAAACCGTTTCTTTTAGTCAATTTATATTATTTATAAGGAGGTAGTAATAATGTCAGTCAGCAAAAACAATCTAAAGGAAGAAAGAGAAGGATTGAGCAAGGATTTTTTAAATTTTGTCGAGGAAAAAGGGATGAGCCGGAGTGACGCGGCCAGGGATATGGGTATATCCGACGCGACCTTATCGCTCTGGCTCTCTAACAAATACGATGGCAGTGTAGCAAAAATAAATGAAGCTGTCAAGAATTTCCTCGAAAGGGAAAGGGAACGCTCCGGAAATACCGTCGTAGATATAAAATTTGTAACAATAGGACCATCAAAGCGATTTATGGAGATTGCAAGAGTGTGTCATCTTGATAAGGCGCTTGGTATAGTCTACGGGGAATCAGGAGCGGGTAAAACCTGGAGCGCACGGGAATACGTAAGAAAATACCATGATGCAATACTTATTGAAGTAGATCCTAATAAATGGTCAGGGAGAGTGCTTTTAAAGAAAATCCACAGAAAGCTCAATATGGACGGCAAGGGAAACGCTGACGAAATGATGCTGGAAATCATTAGCAGGCTCGAAGGCACCGGAAGATTTATCATAATAGATGAGGCGGAAAACTTAGAACCCTCCGTGCTGGACCTTGCAAGAAGAATTCATGACCATGCCAGAATAGGAATGCTTCTCGTGGGAACCCCCCGCCTTGTTCATAATCTGCGAGGCAGAGAGGGCGGTCTCGATCAGGTGTGCAAGCGTTCCAGTGCATCCTACTGGACAGAGTCGTTAAAAATTCAGGATACGGAAGCGATTGTTAAAAGCTGTATTCCCGATAGTAATGCAGAACTCTGGGAATCTTTCCATCAGGAATCAAACTGTAATGTTAGAGTTCTTTCGATGCTCATTTTAAGATCTATTAGATTTGCAGAAACAGACAGGGTTCCTGTAAGTCCGGAATATGTAAGAATGGCTAAAAGGTTTATAACTATTTAATTTCGGATGGGGCGAAAGCCCCGTCCCGGAAGGAGTGTAATTATGACAAAGACTCAAAGAATAGAAAATTTAACAAATGATGATTATATAAAGCCGAAATGGCAGCGTAACGCCGAAAGGAGAATGGCGAAAAGAGCGCGGAGGGAGCAGGAAACAAGGGAGGCTCAGGAGGAGCGCAATAAGAAAATCGGCGCAATGAAGAGGAAATGGATAAGGAAGCTTAAGGAGCATGAGGGTTTATACAACAGACATGGAAGACAGCTTGAACTTTTTATGAAGAACGGAGAACAGCCCACAAGGCATGATGACTGGGTAAGCGGATGGAATGTCGGAGTGTCTGAAATCCTAGAGGAACTAGTAAAGGACTTATCGGAGGTTTGATTATGGAAAACAGTGAGATAAGGAACGGGAAAATTGTGATAAAAGAGCCAGGGCTTGAATGTCCGGCAATAATTCTCTCTGTAGTTATCTGGATGATAATTCTATTTTACTGGATTGGCGTGAGGTGATTGAAATGAATACAGAAGTTATTAAAATGAAGCAGTGTAGAGATTGTGAGGAATTTTTTCCCAGGGCAAAGGAGTATTTCTCTGTTATTGTTACACCCTATGGAACCAGGATTTTTCAGAGTTACTGCCGGGAATGCGGAAAACTGAGAAGCAAAAAGCAATACCGTAAAAGAAGGAATAAATTCGGCGCGGCATTTACCGGAAGAGATTATTCTAAAAAAATTGACTTGAACCTGGAAAATCTAAAACCGGCGTTTACGGTCAATTCTTTAAATAGTAGTTGTAGGTGTGCCAGATGCAATAATCCCCTTGAAAAAAGAAATATGAAGTATGAACCTGAATTGAGTGGGGAAATACTTGGAGCGTATATATATTACAACTGTCCGTTTTGCGGGCAGGATTATTACCCTGAAGAGAAAGGATCGTGTGAACTTGTCGGATCTGGAACTTTGTAAAACCAGGCATGTTTTATAGGGAACGGGAAAATCGTAGTAAAAAAACCAGGTCTTGAATGTCCGGCGATAGTTTTATCGGTAGCTGCCTGGATGATAATTCTACTTTACTGGATCGGCGTGAGGTGATGGAAATGAAGCGGGAAAAGATAAAGACTTATATTGTTGGCGCATGGGGCAGAATAGAGGATTTGAAGGAAAAAGTCGTTTATCAATTAGAGCTTTCGGGAGAACATGAGGGCAAAAGAGTTTTTATTGGTAAATGCCAGGATGTGTGGTTTTTTAAAAACGGGAAATATAGATACCTGATTTTTGATTTACACGGAAATTTCTTGGGAGAAGCTGGAAGATTTGAAATGAGTGACTTCGATATAAGAATATCCAGGAGTAACAGAAAGCGTAAGAAACTGATGGAAGATATTGAAACTTTTAAAAGACTGCAGGCGGAGCACAAAAAAAGGAGTGAGGTAGTTGTTAAATCAGATATCAATGCCTGAGATAACAAAAGAAAAAATAGAACAGTGCCGGGATATAGTCTTGAGACAGTGCAACCGGCTCTATGAGAATATGACTGGTAATTGTAAGGACTACTACGAGCCGGCTCCTGTAAAACCCTGTGATGCGGAGCTTAAGGATTTTACGATGGACGAAATTACCCAGGCTATAGAATACGAGCGGGCAAATGCCCAGTTGGAAATATTAAATAAGATTGTCTATAACAGATTTTATTACGAGGAGGAATGATTTTATGAATCCAAGATGTCTTGGATGTGGAAAGATTATAGTAACGGATAAGGCTATATATAGATGTAAATGCGGAACAGTAAATACTGTCCGCGCAATGACTGACATGAGGAAATTAAGAGAATCTGGTAAGCCGGGAAAGGAGCTAAAGCATGCGTAGATTAAGTTCAACCAGCACTGCAAGAAAGCTTGAACGTGCTTTTATGAAAAAGTTCGGCCCCGTCATAGAGAAGAATTTCCCCTGCCGGTTTCAAAAAGGTGGCTGTAAAGCCAGATATGAAAGGCGGAGCAAATACGACTGTCCCGATTATCCCAATAAATGGTTTATAACTTTACCGTCTTCGGACAAGAAACTCTTCCCGGAGTGGGCTGTAACTTTTTGTATGGGCGAGAATTCAAAAGAAGTTATTGAAAGTATTGAAGTAATGACGGAAGAACAATTTATCCGTATGGTGGGCATATGATTGAGAAATTTCTTCTACTCACCTGGATTATATATACAAACCCATTTGTATTGACTGGATTTCTTGGATTACTTTTAACAGGACTTTTTGAGAAGGAGGCGTGATTTATGGCTCAGCCAGTAATAACTAACAGTCAGATAAAAAAAATTCATACCCTTGTATCTGCTCTCGGATGGAAGGACGAGTGGTACAGGGATAACCTCTGCAGTTACTTTTATGTAGAGTCTTCTACGGATTTAACCTACCAGCAGGCTAAAGACTATATAGAAATGCTGGAACGCCAGGCTATATCTGCCGGAGTCTGGAAGCCTACAGCAGAGTATCGTAAAGAAAAAGAGCGCGAAGGTATGGCGACTGACAAACAAATCAGAATGATAAGAGCTATGTGGAGTGAGATTTCCTACGAGAAGAACAGAAAAAAAAGAGATCTCGCCCTGGGTAAGCTACTGGAAAGAATTGTGAAGGTGTCACATATAAACTTCCTTTTAAAGGAAGATGTTAAAAAGGTTGTCAATGCCTTAAAGGCAATGAAGACTGCAAAAGAAAAGAAAGATTTGAGGAGAGAGGCTTAATGGTTGCGACTGATTATGATTATACCGAGGATAGGACAACTGGAGTATTTATGATACGAAATTGTGCTCTCGGTAAAGTGTTTATAGGTCACTCCTGCAGGCTGAGGGAGATAAAAAATGTTTACTTTTCTGCGCTCAGAAAAGGAGAAGCGCAAAATCAAAACCTGCAGGATGACTTCGATTTATACGGAGAAAAAGAGTTTGAATTTGAGGTAATAGAATACTGCCCCAGGGAAGATTTAAAGAGAGTAAAAAGTATCTATTCCGATCATTATAGAAGCATGGGTAAGCTGTATGACGGAGAAAAAGAAAGAATTGAAAAGGTTGGAACCGCTCTTACCAGCAAAAAAGAAAAGCAGCATGATAAATGGGATAGGAATAGAAATTCAATTATTAAAAAGAAAAAAGGGCTTAAGAAATTGAGCAGGGCGTAGGAGGTATTATGGAAGATTTCTTTGATAATCTGAGTATTGAAGATATGCCTTCGGAAGATTTAAAGCTTGTAGCAAGAGCCTGTGGCGTAGATGTGGCCGCAAAACTGCTTAAATGGCTTCCCGGTGTAAATTTGTATATCCCGAAATCCGGCATAACACAGGTTAAAAAGAACTATATCCGTAAAAGTTTCAACGGAACAAATGCAAAGAAATTAGCCATTGAGACGGGATACAGTGAAGTTCACCTGTATGCAATTGTCCGGGAAGGGAAAGGAATGCCGGGAGAAAGAGATATAGAAATTATGCAAATCGATATGTTTAATAATGATAATGGAGGTATTGAGGATGAAAACTGAGGAAAATATTCAAGTTTTTGAGGGTGTAGAAGAAGGAAATTGTAAACCTCAAGAAAGCTTGATTGAAAAAATGGAAGATTACGAACGGGAGATAGAAGGTTTAAAGACTGAAAACGAAAGACTCCAGGAGAGGGTGTCTAAACTGCAGGAGAAGACCTGTTATACTGATGAACAGGGCTATAACGTAGAGGAAAGAGGAAAGCAGGTTCAGGAACTTGTTCAGACTTTAAGCAGGAAAGATAATGAAATACTTATTCTTGAGATGAAAGTGGATGAACTGAGTAAGGAAAAAGAAAACCTGACCGAAGGGAGCGACTGGTTAAAACAGAGTATGAAAGAATTAAGATCTGAGCTTCATAAATCAAAGATTACCGAGAAGCAGACGTCGAATTCGGAAACCGCTTTAAAGCAGGTTAACGAAGAACTTGCCAGGGAGAATGAGCAGTTGAAGTTGAAGGTCAGAGAACTGGAGAAATCTCCGATAAAAGTAGAAGTAAATGAAGAATTGAATAGACAAAACATTGGACTTCATTTAAAAAATACAGATTTAAAAAGACAGGTAAGGGATTCTGACTGGACTCTTTCAATGATTAATCATCACATACAGATGATTTCTTTCCTTACTAATCACTTCAAAGAGGAGGTTTTCTTATGAGTTTCGATCCTGATGTTGTATATAACAACCTTCCCGCGGAGGAACAGAAAAGTATAGATAAGGAAGTAATGGAGACGCTGGAAAAAGAAAACCCTTATTTTAAAAATGCAAAGGTGGGTTACATGAAAAACACTCTGATGTTAATGAAGAGAAGGCAAATAATTTACAATAAATACGGAGGAAAACTTAAACCTCCGGCAACTGCGATGGTTATAAAGGAAAACGAAAAGGATGTCGAGATAAGAGAATTAAAGGAAGAATTAAGCGAAGTTAGAGAGCAACTTAAAGCGCGTGACAGAAAAATCCAGGAACTGGAGTTTGCCCTGGACATGTTGAAAGAGGGAGGCGAAAAGCATACAGCTTAACTTTAATGTAATAGCTGAAATTGTAAGAACTATAGATGCGGAACCTTTAAAATCACAAATGGAAAGAGCCAATAAAAGAATGAAAGAAGCCCGGAAGCAGAGGGATAACTGGTGGAGGAAACTACCGAGGAAGAGAAGAAGGGCGAGGTGTTGCTAATGGTAAAGAAAGAGAGAGTTATTGGTATTAAAAATAAGAATATTGAAAAATATATTAATACTAAAGCACCATGGTATAAACATCTATTGGAATATAAGCGCAAGGAATTAAATAAAATTAATCCAAAGATTAAAAACGAAGAAGATTTAGATATAGAGCTGTATAAGATTAAGAGAAAATTCGAACTTGAACTTAAAAGAGAGACTGAAGAACTGCTTAAAGAATGGAGATAAGAGAAGAAAAGTGAGGTGTTTTTAGTGGAATCTGTTTCTGAACTTCTAAGGAAACTGGCCACAAGGATAGATAATTTAAAACTGATTCGTGATGGTTATAATGATTTTGAAATTGATGTTCATAACGAGGCTGTATCAATGGCGAGGAATATAGTATTAATGGAACTTATGAAGCAAGAATAATAGTGAAATTGAAATAGGCGGGATATTTCCCGCCTGTTTTTATTTCTCCAGGTAATCTACCGCATCCTGCTGGATGTCTTCCAGATCTTCATTCGCTAATTCAAAAAAAGGACGGGCGGGCATTGTGAAACCCTTTCCTCTTCCTGCTTTCCCTCCGAAATGATGAATGGCGGCATATCCTTTTTTAAATGGCATGTTGGAACCCACTGCCGCAGTCGTAGAATCGTAATCAGGAGAAATGCCTCCCATTAAATTCCTGTTTACCTGTAATATAGAGCCAGGCCATTTTCCAATTTTTCTTCTTTCTTTTTTTTTAGCATCTGCTAGATCTTGCCATTTCCCTCCTGGAAGCCTTGCTCCTTCCGTCTGGAAATTCCTCTGAACTGCAGTATGTATGGTCTCGGAAATAGTTTTCATGAGAGGGGTAAGGTCTCCGAGTTTTCTTTGAACCTGCTTGAGGTAATCCTGAATAACCTTGTCTTGAATTTCAATTGTAGGAGTGACCATCTTACATCCTTCCGATTACTTCTCTTGCATATTTCATGCCGTCCGTATTCTGCCCTTCATTGTAAGCACAGGCAATGAGTAATTCTGCTGACCGGCTGTTATCTTCTTTTGAGATACCAAAGATGGATTTCAGGTATGAAAGGTGGTAGCATCCGCATTGAATATTAATTTCAGGATTAAAAGGGTCTGAATTTTCGGGAAGCTTAAGAGCCTTTAAACACCCTTTAAAAGTTGCCGGGAGTAACTGCATTAATCCTTTTGCATTGTGGATACTCACGGCTTTCGGATTGTAACTGCTTTCCTGTTGTATTATTGCATCTACGAATTTTTCGTCAAGGCTGTATTGTTTTGCATACTTCTTTATTAAATCCGAATATTTACCTGTTACTCCTGTTGCCACCGGTTTCTCAACTGGTTTCAGGTTGAAATATTTATTAACACCCGAAACGATTGCCTGAGCGTAAGCTGTCTGGAATTCTGAGGTTTTAAGCAATTTCAGATCGTCCGGATTGGACATAAATAAAGTTTCACATAATACTGCCGTCATATCTGTATTGGTTAAAACATAATAACTGGCTTCTTTTACTCCGCGATTAGTAAAATCCCATAAGTTTAAAAGGGTCTTATCTGTTTTGTATTTCCCTTTTTTAACTTTCTGGAGATATAGAACTTCGTTTAATATTGCTTTTGAAAGCTTCTCTCCTTCTGTTGAGCCGGGACAGTGGTAGATTTCCGTTCCATTTGCGGCGGAATCGCTGCTGGCGTTGCAGTGAATTGAAATAAACAGATCGCATCCCGCGTTATTTGCTGCTTCTGTTCTGTAAGGTAAATCTCCGAGACTTTGACTGTACAAGGGATTACCTGACATCTCTTTTTCTCTGGACATGTAAACCTTGTATCCGTCTTTTTCAAGAAGTGTTTTTGCGGCTTTCCCTATAATAAGAGCTATATCTGCTTCTCTTGTTCCGTCTTTTCCTATTGCTCCGAAATCTTTTCCGATATCTCCATGTCCCGGATCGATAAATATTTTCTTCATAAAAACATCCCGCCTTTTTTGATTTCATAGTAATACAGGGCGGGATATTTTTCTATTAAGGAATATTAGTAAGGTAGTTACGGCATGAGCGGATGGAGCATTAATTTTATAGATGATAAATAAGATGCCTGTTCTTTATTATCCATAAAGCTAACAATTTTTTTTACTTTATTCAGGAATATACTCTCTTCTTCAGTCGAGGCATTCCGTAATTTTTCAGCTTTTATATATAAGCTTGTGTCAATAAATTCCCAGGCTTTACTTTTTAATAATAAGTTTTTATCTACAGGTAAACCTTTTGCAAGGTTTAAAGCGTCATGGAGGTAATTGTATTTTTCCATCGGGTAGCTGTCGAGGAAGTATTTCACGAATAATTCTACAGTTTCTAAATCCTTTTTTCCTTCTATTATATAATCGCTTATAGAGGGAAGTATTGATAGTTCCAGTTCTATTTCATCTAAAGTCATGCCCTCATCTGAAATCATATTCGTAGCCACCACCTCATTGCTTGAATTTCTATTATTCTATTGTTTTTTTCGTCTATTTCGTCCTTATTCTTCTTTTCCTTTAAGCTGTTTATAAACTCTCTGTAAACTCTTTTCTGTTCCTCTCCCCATTTGGCAGCTTCTTTTTCCGGGAACCCTTTTTGAATTTTCTCTTTTACTTTGTTATCTATATTTGATAACAGTAATCGGGCGTGCAGTATCTGTTTGTCGTAGGTTTTTTTAGCAAAATGATTTTCTATTTCTTTTATTATTGTATCATTATCCGGGATATTTCTCAAGTCCTGATTATCTATTATATTCTTTAATAATTTCTCAAATTTTGATTGTGATGTTATCCCGGAGCGAACAATCAGATCTTTTTCGAAATCCCGCCTGAGTTCCCTTGATTTTTCTTCGGTAGTATCCAGTTGTTTCAGAGAGATAAGTTTTTCGTAAAGAGCATCCGGATTTTTGTAAACAGGTATTAATTGTAATAATGCGCTGATGCGCTGCGGATGATACGAGCAGTCCTTACGTAAAAATCTTTCTGCATTTACGCCGTCTATACTATTCACAGTCAATCGTTCGCTTATTAACTCGGTAGAAGATTCTTCGGTAAATTTCGACCACCCCGAAACTCCTTTATCTATGGCGTGACCGGATTCGTGAAGTACCATGCACTGATATATTACACTGTTATTCGATTGTTCCGATATGTTTTTTGCCACAATCTGCCTGAATGCAATGTAATCACCCTTGATGTTATAATATCCCGGCACATCGGGAGACATGTCTTTAAAGAGTTCTCTTTCCTCTTCTTCGGTTTTTGCAAATCTCACATCGCCTGTGAAATCTTTTTTGAATGTATCTTTGATTACCTGTCTTATGGTTTCAGTGTAACCTGTCGCATCCTTTGAATATTTTTCTGCGTTATTTTTAGGCGAAGAACCTTTTTCGTCCGGCATATTTTCTAATTCTGCATTGAGTGTCTCTTTTTCATACTGCCTTGCTAAATCCTCCGGGTATTTACTCAGGTCTGGCTCCCAGGAAGTCTCTCCGGGATTGTAACTCCACCCGACATCAGGGGATATTTCTATAATTTTTCCCGTAGAGGGATTTCTTATATTCGGGTTTTTATACACAGTGACAGGTCTCTCTTCGCCCGTCTTTTCTGAAACCAGTCTATTCTCCATAGAAAGCATTCCCTCTGAAGATTCTACACTAAGCCCCATTCGCTCCATATCTCTTTCGCTTAAAGCTATTACTTTACACCGGCAGTTAAATCCGTTTGGAGGATAGAAACTTTTCCAGAAAGGATCGTCGTACCGAAAAACTTTTCCGTTAAGTATTCTGTGTTCAGGTCTTGTTCTGGAATCTTCAACTGCCCAGTACTGCCAGTATGGACGCCTGTCTATATTATCCATTAACTGCTTATATCTACCGGCCTGGTATGCAGTATTAAGATTGGTCTGGTATATGGTCCTTAAGCGATAAGGGGAGCCGAGTTGAATTTCTTTCTCGCCGTCTTCGGTCTCGATTGTCTGTCTTCCCCACCAGCCCTTAGCCTTCAATTTTGGTTCAAGTTCTTTCTGGAAATCACGGAAGGTTGTACCGCTTTCGATGGACTTTTGAACCATCTCTCGGATGTCCTGAAGGATGTTCATTTTTGTGACTTTAGCTACGACAAAAACTTTATCATGCTCACTCTGCCACGTGTCATGCCAGTTCCAGGAAGGAGCGTTAACCTTTTTCTGGAAATATTCGATTGCTTTCTTCGGGGGAAGACCTATGATGAAGCCGGGATTGGTTTTAGTTTCTGTGGCCATTTTTTAGTTTCTCACTTTGTGATACTTGAAAATCTTCCTAAACCTTCACTTATGAACATAGCTTTGCCGAATAAATTCTGCATTGCTCCAGTGTTCATTAGCGGATACTGTTCCGATAAAGCTTCAAGAACATCTTCATAACTGTTCCCGCTTTTAACCAGTTCTATTACGGGTTTTAATAAATCTTCTGCAATCTGCTGTAACTCCTTGTCAGACACAGCTTTTTCAAGCTCATCTAAAGGATTGCTATCCAGGGCAGCTTCTGCAAACTGCGCCGGCGGGAATGTATTCTGCTGCTGCAGTTCTGCTATATCAAAATCCTCTTCGTCGAGATTATAATTCTTCTGGAAATATATCTTCCTGTATTTTACACCTGTCCTTGAGAGTATTTCATCTCTCTGTGCAAGTGTCAGATCTACATCTTCAGGCTCCCACATTTCAAATTCCGGTATATCTTTACCGGGGAAATTTAATTCATAGATCCATGTTATGAGTTCGTTTATAGTTTCCATTACAAGGTTCTTGTCTGAATCTACTATATCCTGACGAACTTTAAAATGTGTCTCCGATGCAGCCCTGGCTCCCGTGTTTCCGATTTCAGTGGTAAGCGTCTGTCCCAGGATTGCCTTGCTGATTTCATCGTTACAGGACTTGATAAGTTCTTTGTAGGTTCCCGTAGAACTGGCCTTAAATGGAGACTCTATAAGTTCCAAATTAGAATTTTCTGATATAACTATAACTGCATCCCTTACGGCATTCTCAAGCGCGGCAGCAAGTTCGTCTTTCTCTGTTTTAGTTGCTCCCGGTGGATGCTTTCCCAGGAAAATAGGCATCCCGTATTTTTCTGTAAAAACAATCCAGAATTCCCATCCTCCCTTTTTAAATGTGACTGACCAGAATACATTACTTAATACCGGTTTCCCATAAGGATTATCGTCGCTTGCTTCATGCTGAGGGCAAAGGAATTTTTTCTCCGGGAGAAGCTCTCCGTCCCAGGAAGATTCTCTTGATTTAAACCTGAGGTTGTTTTCCGAATCGAAACAGAACCATTCGGGAGGTTTACCTGCAACTTTTACCGGAAGCCACATGTTTTCATATTGTTCCCATGTGACTTCAAGAGGTTTGTATCCGTAAAGCGGGGCGTTTAATATTTCTTTTATTATTTTTTGAAGCTTTAATTTTTTTAATCTCTTTTCTATTGTTTCTATTTCAGGGGTCTTTTCCTGCCCTCTTCCTATCTCCCAGCAAAGGGAAGTAACGCCTGCTTTCCTGCTGGTAATACACGCACCCACATGAGGCTCTGTGTATAACTCATTATACACAGTAATATCTTTTCCGAGTTTCTTTAAGACAGGATCGGGATTAGGCATCATTCTGCCCAGTGTGTAAAAATCCATACTCCTGTTTCTGGTTGCTATTTCATCCGTAAGCTTCCAGTTCTTTTTCCCGTTAAACTCTACGAAACTATTTCCAACCCATATACCTTTTTTCATCTTACCGTCCTCCGTATAGTCGTGCCATTCCTGTAATGTTCCGGTTTAAAAATCCTCTTGTTATTTTAGATGCCTCCCTTTTGCCTTTTGAAACTACATGAATATCTCCTGATGAATTAATAGAAGCGTGATTTGAAAGAGCGAGTGCCCAGAACCTGTCTGCATGGCCGTCTGTTTTTTCCGTAGTGTCAAATCTTATATTACCTGATGCAGAGGTAATCTTTTTTACCGAATGGAGATCTTCTCTTATTTCGAGCAGAGGAGGGACGAATATTAATTTATCTTCAAAAGCAATTCTTAAATTATAAGCAAGTTCTTCTTTTAATGGATTGGTAAATGTTACCGCCTCTACTCTGTATTTACCGAATGCGTCCTGGGCTTCTTCTGCCAACTGCATGCCGAGACCCGTAGCATCAATGCAGCATCTTCTTAAATTAGGATGTTTGAGTATCTCAAAAAGCACTTCTCTTTGATATTTAAAGGGCGCTTTCTCTAAAACTTTATGTATACGCGTAAATTTACTATGTCCAAGTTTTTCCAGTCCCCATATAACAGAGAGGTCTTTTTTTCTTCCTATGTCCATTCCAAGATAGAGATCGCCTTTTATCTCTTCGTCAAATAAATTGTCTCTCTCGCAGGACTGTATCATTTCATAGGTAAGGAAAGCGGAGGTTTCGTCTACGGGAACGCAACAATATTCCTGTAGCCATGTGTGGGCATCGACACAGCTTTTTCTCTGTTCTTCGATCCATTCTTCCTTTTCTTTTTCAGTGGCTTTCTTTCCTGTAATCTTATCAACAAGACCTTCTTTTACTGCAAGCTGTATGGGCGTGGTATGCAATGACCAGTTTAATTGTTCTCTTTTAATATCTTCTATAAATTTATAATACCTGCAGGACTTGCCGTTATGAGTTGAAAGTATCCTCATTGGAAACCCCCATGTAATACATGGCCTTGCCGCCGCCCATAATCTTTCTTGCTGTTCATGCCAGGCGAATTCATCCAGTACCACTTTACCGCCTTTTGAACGGAATGCTTTCGGGTTTGAAGAAAGGGCGTTTATTCTTACTCCGTTTGCAAATTCAATAGAAAAGGTTTTTATGTCTTTATCTGAGTCTAAAACTACCTGTCCCAGATATTTTGCTGCAGCGTTAAAAAGTTTTGCCCATTGTTCTGCGTATTCAATATACTCTTTTGCGGCGGACTCATCTGCAGAGGAAAACCAGACAGAGGGTACTTTCTTTGCAATGGCATCGCGGACATCTTCGTAAGACTGCACATAGGTTGCACCTATGCGGCGGGATTTCTCCCATATCTTTATGACACTATTGTCTTTTAGCCATCTCATCTGGTAAGGTAAGAAGTATTTCCTTTTATTCAAGTCCCAATACCTCTTTTTCAATATTTTTAACAAGGTCTTCCGTTAGACCTTTTTCTACGGTATCTTTCTCTTTTGATGCTTTTACGTCTTCATAATCCTTTACTTTGGTTATCATAGGTAACATTCTGGTTAGAGTATAAAGCCTTCCGGCATCAACTTTTTCACCTGCTTCCCAGTCTTCCTGTATTTTTTTCATGAGAGTTCTTGAAAAAGAATAAAGCTCTTCATGGAAGGAACTTCTTTCCTGAAGATAACGTCTTTTCTTTTCATCCCATCCACCCTCAGCCTTCCATGTTCTTATGGTTTTTTCGCAGATTCCGAGGCGGCTCTCTATTTCCGCTATGGTAAGCTGGTTCTGGATATAGAGTTTTTCTGCTTCGTTATAGAAAACATCTTTCTTGCTCACCGGATTTCCTCTTCAATTTCTTTTATTGTATTCTTTATTTCTCTGACCTCTTCATGGATACTGTTAAGCCTGTTTGTAAGCGCATTAACTTCGTTTATGTTAATGTCTGATATTTCTCCGTTATGAAGATGCAGGTTCAACCCTTTAGATAACTGTTTTAAAATTGCACTTCCTTCGCTTTTAAGCTCCAGGTATTTCCTGCTTAATTCCCCAAGTTTCCCTTTTAAAAGAAGTCTCTCTTCATTCATTCTTTTTCATCTCCTTCATTTTCTCTCTGACGTAAGGGCACCATGTATTGGTGTCGATTTTCTGTTCTATTCTCGCCAGGGCTCCGATAGTGTAGTTATTTGTCTCAATTAAATCGCGCAGTATTTTATACTGAGCCTCTGTTATCTTCTCAAATATCCTCATTGTTGCACGATGATATACAATCCAGATGATAAACAGCAGGATTGGGAATCCAACATACTTTGCCAGTTCCGCTACTAATGTACTTTCTCCCATGAAATTACCCCCTCTTTTCTAGATGGCATTCTTTCCTAAAACGTTCAAAACATCGTTTAAACTCGTTTAATTTTGTTTTAATTTTTTTTAATGTAAAAACACACCATTTCAACTTTCATCTTCTTTAAAAGCGTTTTAGGAAACGTTTTGTATTTTAAGGTTGATTAGATCTATTTTACTTTGTTTATATACCTTACTCTATTAAGGTTTTTTATTAAAAATCCTTAATAGATTTATTACGGAAAAAGAGATAAATTGAATTTAATTCAATTTACTGACTGACATTATTTTTTTAAGGAGATTTTTTTATGGATAAGAATAGTTTAAAAATTCACGACTGGAATGCGGAACTGGTAACTGACAGCTCCGGTAAGGAGCAAGAAGTTGAAGTCAGCTTTAAGATTAAAGGGGTTAACAAGCCAGGCACTTTTGTTTCAGTCTTCCAGTCCGGGAAGGCTATAGTGGAATCTCTCCAGGGCGGAGAAAGTTTTACTGATTACATGGTGCCTTTGATGAATATAGTATTTACGGTTGTAAATGCTCTGAAGAAATCGAAATAGGAGAATATAACCATGGCGGGCTTTAATGATTGGATAGAAATCTTCGAAGGCGGATACCAGACCGACAACTCAGGAAGGGGTAAATATTACTCCGATCAGGAGTTGGATCGCATGGTAAACAGTTACGATCCCCGGAAGGACGAAATCCCGATCGTCGTCGGCCACCCCGACTATGAGCCTCAAAAGAAATTCCCCGAAGAGGGAAAACCTGCTTTCGGATGGGTGGAAGGTTTAAAGCGGGAAGGTAAAAAAGTTCTTGCCAAATTCAAGGAAGTCCCGGAGGAATTTGAGAGAGTTGTGAGGCAGGGGTTCTGGAAAAAGAGGTCTGTATCTATCAGACCCGACGGAACAATAAAACATGTCGGGTTTCTCGGAGCTTCGCATCCTGCCGTAAAGGGTCTCGCGGACATTAAATTTAACGAAAAAGAAAATGATTTAATTTATTATTTTAGTGAAAATGGAGGTAACGAAATGGCTGTAAATGTAGAAGCAGATCCCAAAGAAAAAGAAATCCAGGATCTGAAAAACACACTGGCCGGACTGATGGAACAGCAGAAAGAAAAGGATAAGGAAATCCAGGAACTTAAAACTCAGGCAGTATCTTCCGAGTTTGCCGAAAAATCACGACAGAGAGAAGAAGAACTGGCAAGCCTTAAAGCTCAGGTGGAAAAACTCAATAAAGAAAAAAGGCAGAAAGACTATTCCGATTTCTGTGAGCATGACCTCGGCGCTCAGCTTACTCCCGCAGATCGTTCTTTTGTAATAGACCTTTTTGATATATGTCACGAAAAGGGAGATTACAATTTCTCGGAAGGCGGTAAAAAGAACGCTGTCGAGCAGTGTAAAGATTTCTTAAAAAGGAATTTAAAAGAGCATAAACTTTTCAGTGAAGTGGCAACTAAAAACAGAGTTATAACTTCCGGTAAGCAGACAAAGACTTCAAGGTATTCAAATTACAGCAATGTAAATCAGGAACAGCTTGAGCTTCACGAAAAGGCTAAAGAGTATGCGGAAAAAAACAATGTAAGCTATGAGATAGCTGTTGAGAAAGTGAGGGTTAAATAGTATGGGAAGATTAGATGAAGTTCGCGGCGAGATACTTCCAGTTATAAATGAACTGGCTTACGGATACAGGGTTCCGGGTATGGTAGGAACTTACCTTTTCCCCGTAAGGAAAGTTCCCAAAATGAAAACCAAGATACCGAAATTCGGCAAAGAGCACTTCAAACTCTTTAAGACGCTCAGGGGGCTTGGTGCGAAGTCAAACAGATTGCCGGTAGACTCAAAGAGCACTCTTACTCTTGCCACTGAAGAGCATGATGCAGAATATCCGATTGATTACCTGGAGGGTCAGGAAGCTCCTGATGAATTGAGCTTAAGGAAACATGCTGCATTCAGAGCTAAAACAGCAGTCGCTCTGGAAATGGAAGCTGATATAGCAGAAAAAGCCCAGAACCTGGACAATTATCTGACTGACAATAAGAAAACACTTACTCTAACGGACAAGTGGAGTGATTACGAGAACTCCGACCCGGAGGGAGATATTGAAACTGCAAGAGATGTTATAGCAGATGCCATCGGGGAAGAGATGAATACGATGGTAATGGATAGAACCACCTATAAAACATTAAGAAAGCATCCTGTAATAAAAGCAGAATTAAGTGACTCGGAAAGAAAAGTAGTTACCGTAGATATGCTAAAAGAAATACTCGAAATCCCCAATATCTATGTCGGAAGAAGCTATTATATCCCGGATGACGGCGACGCAGATTCTTCTTTTGTCCCCCTGTGGCAGGACTGCTGTATTTTTGCTTACGTGCCTGAGCCTCCCGCAGATATAACTATAGATTCAATAGAAGACGTGGGCGTACCTGCGTGGGGGTATACCATTCAAAGACAGGGTTACCCCATGACTTTTGAATATGCAGAGGGAGCCAAACTGACACTTGTTAATTATACCGATAATTACCAGGTAAATATTGTAGGCCAGGGAGCAGCGTATATACTGAAAGGCACCGGCGTAGCCGCGTAGAAAGAATAGGAGGAGAAGATTATGGCAATACCCACATATCAGCCCGGCGTGGTAGGAACTATAAAAGCAACTGACGATCTGGTTAATTTCCGTTTTGTCGGTTACGACGGAGCGCACTGCGGTGCAGGGAAAAAAGCGACAGGTGTTACGGAAAGGAACTATGATGACGGAGAGGTTGCCGGAGTGGTAAAGACCGGAACCGATATTGTAGAGGTAGGAGGAACTATTTCAGAAGCAGGCGTTCCTCTTGCATCGGACTCGGACGGGAAAGCCGTTGAGGCAAATACTCCTGAGGGCACAACTCAGATAAAAGGCGATGACCTTGTTGCTATTAACGGCTATTCAGCCGGAGACCCGGACGATTATCCGATAACTTCAGGATATGTTCTCGTAGATTTGAAAGGTTAAGTATATGCCTTACTGCACATTGGAAGACTTAATTGAAACACTACCGGAAGAAAGGATTATTGAACTGTCTGATGACAGCGATGTTCCCACTTCCGTTAATGAGGATAATATCGATAGGGCAATAGCTAAAGCAGACGGCGATATTGATGGTTATATAAGCGGGAGGTATTCCCTCCCTCTTACTACCATCCCACAGAAGATAAAAGATATATCCGTAGACCTTGCAATTTATTATTTGTTTACACGCCGACCGGAAAGGAAAGCACCGGAAGAAATAAGGATAAAATATAGTGACGGGCTAAAAAGACTTAAAGATATACAGGACGGAAAATTCCTTCTCGGAATAACTCAGATGGGTTCTTCCGGGACAGATATTACGGGAAGCGAAGTAAGGACCAATAAGACTTCTACTGATAAGAAATTTACAAAAAGTTTTTTAAGCATGTATTAAAAGGGCGTTTAAAGGGCATTTAAATGGATATAAAAGATATAGAGCAGGCAATTATAGACAGACTGAAAGAAAAGATAAACACTGTAAAAATAGAAGGCTTTCCTGAAAAGCCTGAAGAGTATGTCCTTACTCACTCTAAAGGTGTTATACTGGTTCAATTTTTTGGATCTGACTTTTCTAATCCCATAACGCCCGATGATATCATCCAGATAGAAGATGATGAATTTGCCATGTGTATATCAGTCAAGGGACTGCGAACACATACCGGAGTTTATACATATATCGAACTGGTAAGGAAAGCTCTGACAGGGTTTATTGTAACTGGATGTAAACCGATGAGGCCGAGAAGGATAAGATTTGGCGGAGAAGACGGTGGTGTATGGACTTACGTTTTTACTTTCGCATTAAAAAGAAAGGTGACTCCCGATTATGAAGACGAAGAATGAACTTAATTACGAAGCAAGCGTAATAGTGGTAACCAGAAATAGACCTGAACTTCTTAAAAACTGCCTTGCTTCCATAGAAAAATATTCAAAAGATGTTCGCTATGAGCTTATTGTTGTAGACTCTGCCACTCAGAAAGGAGTCAGAGATTATCTCCTGACAAACTGGGCTGACAGGGCAACACTTATTTTTGAGTATGACAACACATCTTACGCAGCCAGTAACAATCGTGCAATGAAATGGAGTTACGGGAAATTCCTTTACCTTATGAATAATGATTGCGTCGCCCATCCCGGATGGTTAAGAAACGCAATCGATTACGCAGAAACAAATCCCGATGTGGGTCATGTTGCCAGCCTGGTTCTCTGGCCTGACGGCAGAGTAATGAGTCATGGAGCAGATTTAGATAAGAATGGAAACACAATAGTTCCGGGCAGCGGGAAACCTGCCTCCGAGGTTCAGGAAATTCAAAATCATGCCTACGCAGGCTTCGGCCTTTACAGGCGTGACATGCTTCAGGAGATAGGTTATCTTCCTGAATTTAATGTCCCTATCTACTGGGATGACACGAGCTACGGCATGGATGTCTGGCGTGCCGGTTTCGATGTTCGCTATTATCCGAAGTCGGTGATAACTCATGTTCTGCATCATTCTGAAAGAAAACACCATAACGAACTTCAGGCCGTTCATAAAGGAAGAATGGAGTTTATGTCTATATGGGGTGATTTCTTAAAAAAGAATAACGGATTCTGTCCGGGTTATCCCTTTACAGGGCAGAGACCCTGGAGAAACGGAGAGAAATGATGTTTAGACAGATAACTTCAGATGATTTTTTGTTCGCTTTTTTATGGGCATGGGGCTGGTTTTCCATAGGCTTCAATGTAGCAATTTATGGTGAAAGAAAGTGGGGTAAAAATAAAGATGCCGAGTAGTCACACTTTTCAGATAAATGAAATTATGGAACTCGTAATACAAACGGAACCAGAGAAAGTTCTCGACGTGGGAATTGGATTTGGTAAATACGGCTTCCTGATATATGAACGTCTTAATCTCTGGTATACAGATAATTTAAAAAATAAAAAAGTGACAATAGACGGCATTGAGGCTTTCCCGGATTACATAACATTTATTCAAAAAAACATCTACGACACTATCTATATAGACGAAGCCCTTAATGCCTTTAAAAATATAAGCAAGACTTATGATTTAATTTTACTTATAGATGTGCTGGAGCACTTTACCAGAGAGGAAGGAGAAAAACTTATCCGTCAATGCCTTCTTAAAGGTAAAAACCTGATAGTTTCTACTCCTAAAAATATAGGTATCCAGGGTAATGCCTTCGGTAATCCTTATGAGGCACATAAAACTCAGTGGGATAAGGAGGATTTTTATAAGTTCGGCAATTATTTCTGTGTGCAAAATCACCTGTCCTATATTGTCTATATAGGTAAAGACCTTGAAAGGGTAAGGAAAAATTCTTTCTACTTTAAGAGAGGATATGGATTATGAAAACTATTCTTCTTGTCACGGAAAGCCTTGAGCCGGGTAATTTTCACAGGGGCATAAGAGACGGGTTTATAGAACAGAAAGGATATGATATTGTTCCTCTCTGCTGTCCCAGAGACGTATCGTTTCCTTATAATATATATGATGAATTAATCATGCATTCCATAAGTAAATTCCGGGTAGATATTTTATTTGTTATCCAGGGAGAGCAGATACAGGTTTCTACTATTAAAAAGATAAAACAGGCCGGTGTTAACACGATAGTCTGGCAGGTTGACGATCCTTATATATTAACACATGCGCCGAATGCGAAATTGCATAAATTAAAGCTTAAAGAATATCATCATGTATATACGACAAATTATGAAAGTATAGAAAAATACTATAAGCCTCTGGGAATAAAAGCAAAATTCCTTCCCTTTGGATATGACCCTGAGTATCACCTGAACCTTAAATCTGAAAAGAAATATAAAGTCTCTTTTGTCGGTTCA